ATTCAATCAAATCTGGCAGGACGCATTTGTGCCGTTCCTTGATTTGCTGGCCGACATCTGGACAGGGTTATGGGAAGGCTGGCTCAATGTCTGGAATGAGTATGGAGAAGAAATTTTCTCCAAGATTCGAGAGGCCATTTCCAGCACATTCGACACGCTACAAAACATTTGGGAAACCAGAGCGGCACCTATTTGGAAGACATTCATGGACACGCTGGATGAACTTTGGAACGAGCACTTCCAGCCACTATGGGAAAACATGGTGGAGTTTGCTACTCTATTAGGTGAGCTTGCTTTAACCATCTATAACAATTTCATTTTGCCCATTGTGAACTGGTTCGTAGATACGTTTGGTCCTGGAATTGCTGGCACTGTTAGCACAGTAATTGAAGTGCTTGGTGGATTTGTCGGAATTGCTGTTGATGTGGCCAATGGAGTCTTGGAAGCATTAAATGGAGTTTTGAACTTTTTAATTGGTGTGTTTTCTGGAGATTGGGAAAGAGCGTGGGACGGAATAGGTCAAGTTTTTACAGGGGTTTGGAACGGAATCGTTGGAGCTTTAGAAGGGGCAATAAACCTCATTATTCGTGGAGTAAATTGGCTCATTTCGCAATTAAATAAGGTTAGCTTCTCCATTCCAGACTGGGTCCCGGCTATCGGTGGAAAATCTTTCGGTTTTAACATTCCAAAAATTAGTGAAGTGTCCATTCCCCGTCTTGCCCAAGGAGCAGTTATCCCCCCGAACCGCGAATTTATGGCGGTCTTGGGTGATCAGACGCGAGGGAACAACATCGAGGCCCCGGAGGATCTTATCCGCCGCATTGTTCGCGAGGAATCTGGCGGCATGACAACGGAGCTTCTTCAGCAGATTCTAGCCGCAATCCAAGCTGGACAGGTAATCAAGGTGAATGAAACCGTTTTGGGCCGTACATCTGCGAAAGCCATCAACAAAATTACACGGTCCTCTGGAAAGTCCGTTTTATTGTACTGAGGTGACTCATGAACATCCTAATTATCAACGGGCATGACTACTCCCACAACATTGAAAAATCCGGCTACGGGTGGTCCCGTGAGGACCTGGACAGCGATAAGACCACCCGAACCAAAGACGGGCGCATGCGGCGGGACAAGATCACTACGAAGCGAAAGTTGTCTTATACGCTGATCCACATGACCCGGGAGCAACTGGCCCAACTGGACGACGATTTAAGTCCGGCTACATTCAATGCAACTTACTGGGACCTTCATGGAACCATGACAAAGGAGTTTTATTGCTCATCGTTTGCGGCAAATATGGATATGGCCCTGGATGGTGACAATGAACTATGGTCCAGCGCGTCGTTTAACCTGATTGAGGTGTAGTCATGGCTCAGACAACCAGCGAACTGTGGAAAACCTTGTGGAGAACAAAGAACACTGTTAAGGAATATAAATTTGAGATCAACGATGTGGAGTATGGGCCGGAGGAAGAAGTAGAGCACACATACAGCAACGGCGTTTTTGAAGATTTTGGGTTTGGGAATGCGTATACTGCAAGCCTGACGCTTAGTCTTTTTACAGACAATGTCCCAAGAGCGGCAACGATCAAGCGGTATATCCGGCTCCGAAACGGAAACCAGGTTTCTGAATGGATCCCAAAAGGCACATTCTTTACCAATACCCGCGCTGACGATGATGGATACTGGACCATTGAGGCATACGACTCCATGCGAAAGGCGGAGGTTGTATGGACCCCAGACCAGTCACTTGAATTTCCGCTCTCAATGCCAGCGGCGGCGGAGGAGTTTGCAAGAATCCTTGGTGTACAGCTTGACTCGCGAACAGTCTTAAGCGCAAATTATACCATCGACTATCCAGCCAATGATTATACAATTCGGGATGAGCTTTGCTTTATTGCAGCGGCACATGGTGGGAATTGGATCATAACTGATGAAAACAAGTTGTATTTAGTTCCATTGTTGTCTGCGCCTCCAGAGACAAATTATTTAGTTGAAGAATATGGAGATGCAATCACATTTGGAGGTGACCGAATTCTTGTCTGATAAGACTTTTGTAGGGCTTGATATTACGGGCTTTGAAAATACTGGCAAATATCGGCCCATCTCTCGTGTCACCTTAATGGTGGACAATGAAAATGTGTATACGGCCGGGGATGATACCGGGCTTGAACTGACTGCCTCGTGTCCACATGCCACACAGGAAATGGTGAATGCACTCCTTGCTCAATTACAGGGATACCAATATCAGTCTTTTACTGCGGATGCAGCTAATCTTGATCCGGCTGTAGAATTGGGAGATGGCGTAACT